CCCGCCGGGATGGGATAGTGAACTCTATCCTAATGCCGCGCTTTCCTCCTGCTTGACTAGGAGCTCGTGTGCTCAGTCAAGCCGGTCTAAGGGGGGTTGTAGAAAGTATGTACTTTCATCTGATATTTCTTGGAATAGTCATATGAAGTATGTAGAGAGAGTTCTGACTAGTGAGACGGAACCGGCCCTGCTGCCGTCTCGTCTAGCAGCTGTTGAGACTGGAGGGAAGTGGAGGATTGTATCCTCCGCTGACTGCCGTATGTCTCTTCTTAAACCTCTCAATACAGCTATCTACAACCGACTGTCCCGCTTCGATTGGTTACTTCGAGGCGAAGCCAAGGTGAAGTCATTTCGTGATTTCACCCGTGTGCCAGGTCAGGTGTTTGTCAGTGGTGATTATGAATCGGCGACTGATAACCTCTCTATGGAGGTTCAGAAGACGATTTTATCATCGCTACTTGATAATGCATCTTGGGTGCCCCAGGGCATTCGTGACCTGGCTTCTGCAAGTCAGGAGGGCGTCCTTTCTTTTGAGGGGAAGGAATACTTGCAGAAGCGTGGACAGTTAATGGGAAATCTTCTGTCGTTTCCACTTCTCTGTATCGTCAATTATTTGGCTTTCCGTTTCTACACAAAGTCTCGCCGAGGGGAGATTCCTGTGAAGATTAACGGTGACGATATTGTCTTCCGTGCTAGCAGGGAGACAGCAGATAAGTGGATGAACGGAGTGAAAGGATCTGGTCTTGTGCTCAGTAGGGGAAAGACCATGGTCCACAGCACTTACTTTTCGTTGAACTCTAAGCTGTTCGCAGCTCGGGGTTCTTCTGTAAAGCTTGTGCCGTCTATCCGTTCAACTGCGTTTGGATTTAAGGATGTCGAGGATGGTGTTTACTCTCTGCGGGGTAGATGGCAGAGGGTTCTCCAAGATTATCCTTGTTCCAAGAGGAAGAGAGTTGTACTTGGTACTCACTTTCTTCGTCTTAACACGAAGTACGTTGTTGCTTCGCGACGCAGCATTACGAGAGGTCTTGATATGGTTATGCCCTATCAATCCCTCATGGCGTGTAATCTTTGGAGAAGGGAATGTTTTTACCTTTCCTTCCCCAAAGAGGATCCGCTACCGATATCTCCTAAGGCCTCTTCGAATCTTCGGATTCCGGAGGGCTGGGAGTGTCGTCGTATTGAAGAACCGACAGAAGAAATGTTGTCCGTGCAGAGGGAGATCGGTCCGTTGTTCCTTGCTTTGGCTTGGGAGAACGGCGAAGTCTCGGACGAGGCGTTGGCCAGGGCTCGTTACGAGGAAGCAGTGCGCTTGGCACCTTCCTTTAGAGCCGCCAATATAAAGTCAAGACGTAAGCAGGCTAGGCTTTTACGTCTTTCTTTGGCTAACACTCGTAGGTTCCTTAAACCTTCCATTCTTCGGGATGGGAGGGTTTTAAGGGATCCTGCGGAGATCGTTAGGATCTATCGTCCGGGAGGCAAGCGCTTGTGGCTGCCTATCGGGTTTTTATCCCGAGACCAATTCTCGTTGAAGGGACTAGGAGCGGTTCAAGAGGAGAAACATCTTGAACCTACGCCGGGATTATATCTCGGTAGGGGTACGGTGTGGGACTGTTCATCCGAGGACGAACAACCCCGGCTTGTTCAAGCTCTTCCCGGTGCCAAGGTAAAACTTTTTAAGGGATACATTGGCATCGGCGCACCTACCTGTTTCTAGCCCCGGGTGGGGCATCCGTACGTATGTCCACTGTCGTGGCACTTCTCTGTGAGGAGAATTACCTCACACCTTGATCTCATTGAGATTTGAGTAGTTTGACATGTGGTTAGTTTGCATTTGGGAAATCCTTATGCGGCATTCCCGGGCCTTTAAGAGGCTG